TCTTTATATGAAAACATATTAACCGATAATCATCACATGATTAATAATCCTGATTATATTCAATGGCTTGGTAATTATGAAAGAAATGTCAGATATGAAAATGAAGGTAATTATGGCAGACGTTGGACACAAAAAGCAAATACATATGCTCAAGCATTGGATGAAGCTGATATAGTAATAGCTCCACTTGCCGATAATTCTTTCAACAGAATGAAATCGAATTTAAAACAGGTAGAATGCTGGACAAGAAAACTTCCAATTGTTTGTTCAGATATGCCACCATATAATGTACACGGTAGACACATGGAAAATTGTGTTCTGATTCCCGTAGAAAAAAATGCCAGAAAATATTGGCAAAAATATCTTAAGAGACTCATATTAGATGCTGATTTACGTAAACAACTTGGAGAACAGCTATATGAAGACTTTAAAGATGAGTATAACTTGGCAACGGTTACAAAAAAGCGTGCTGACTTTTATCGTGCAGCAGTTGCTAAAACATTAGAGGTAATTTAAATTTAAAAACATGAAAACTAAAACAATTAAACAACTCGAAAAAAAAGAAGTAAAAAAAGAAAAAAAAGTTCGCTCAACAGTAATTAAAGCATTTGCTGGAAGAAACAAACAAAATGTAAAAAAATTAGAAAAAGCAAATAAAGCTGATAATAAGACTGAGAATGATTTGGTTGAAGCAATCACCAGATCAGTTATTCTTAACAAAAAAATGTTGAATAAAGAAAAGGATAATTTGAAAAAATGGCAAGAGTCATATTTTCAAGAGTTATATTTTGAATTTAAAAATTTGGTTGAAAAGTATAATAACGGACTTCAGGTTAAAGCAGAAACATTAACCAATAAAATTGCTGATCTAAAAATTGAAAGAAGAAGACTTCAGGATGATGTAAGAGAACTTGAAACAAAAAAGAAAGTATTAGTTAATGGATAATTTATTTAAGAAGGCATATTATTGGACATATATTAAGATACACATTATCTTATTAAACGTTGGTATTGCTCTTTATCGAGCAGAAGTAGATGCTCAAGCAGACCCCAATATTATAAAAGAAGGCGATAAGAAGATTCAGAGAATGCTTCATAGAAATCAGACTCTTGAAAATTTTTATGCTGGTAGAACTGACACAAAATATGTTCAGCAATATTATGAAATACTTAAAAAAGCAGATTTATTCATACGTAATTCAACCCCACGTCAAATGGCTCTTGCAGCCGACAGACACGGTGCTTCTTATGGTCAAAAAGACCAGTATGGCAGAAGGTATGAACATTTCGGTTTTTATGATGATAAACATAAAAATGCTGGTAAAACAATTGGTGAAGTACTAGTTGAAGAATTCGAAGAAAGAAGACTTAAGGATGATGATTATGAATTACTTCATATATTCAATAACAAACCAATTGAAGTAGGGGTTGGAAAAATGTTGGGTTTGATTAAAAAAACTAATAAAGTAATATCCGTACCTGTTATTTCAAGTATCACAAAAACCGAAACTTCTGAAACTGAAAACGTTACTGGTTTTGTTGATGAAGATGAATATGAAGTAAAAGATATTGCTGAAAAATCGAAAACATTTGAATTTCCAATTAAAGTTGTCAGAGAAGACGAAAACATAACAAATAAAATTGAACAGCTTACTGAATTTTTACATGTAAAAAAAATTGGCTTTGAATATCGCCAATTAGAGTTTCTAATTCCATTAAAATTCAGAACAAATGATTGTGCTGATGATAGCGATATCTTTAAAGAATTAATTAACATCAAAGAAGTTTATCTTCGTGACGATTATGGCATGATAATAGGCTTTGGCATAATTAAATACATGAAAAGAATAAATTATAACGATACTCATGAAGTCCTGAAATTCGAAGCAATCGAAATGCAGAACGTGAGAACTTAAAACCGAATAAGCATGAATCCATTTTTAGAAAATTTAAAAAAATCCGTAGATGCAGGTGAATTTAATTCAGAAGCAGCGAAAAAAATAATCGAAATCAGCAAACTTGCTGAGACCAAAGTACCTGTCGGTGGCTTTAAAACTGAAGAAGATTTAAAAATTCTTCAAAAAAGTATTAATGATAGGGTACAAGGTGCTGGTGTTAAAAGTGTTGATGAAGAAGAAGCATTAAAACTTAATAGTGACTATGAAAAGAAAATGCAAGAAATTAAAGAAGAGGATACTATCAATCAGCAGGTAGTAACATTGGCAGATATTGAGGATATGGTGAAATTGAGTATAACCGATATGCTTTCATTTGTAACTGAACTTGAAGATAAATTTAAAAAGGAAATTGCAGAAGCAAACCCTGCAGTTAAAAATTTAATTGCAAAAATTGAAGAGCTTAAAAATAAATATAACACCATTATTAATAATTAAAACTATGGGCGAATTTGCAGAAAAACTAAATACTTCATTAAATAATGGAGATTTAACTTCAAAAGAAGTTACCGAATTGAAAAAAATTGTTGACATAACAAAAGAGAATGTTGTTAAAACCGAATTTCATGAAGAATTCAATAAAATGGTTGAAAATTATCAATCAATTTTAAAAAAACAAAAAGTTGAACCTAATGTGGCAACTAAAGCCAATATTGCTGGTGATAAATTTATGGAAAACATTACTGAAGCAGATAAGTTACTTGAATTTATAAAACCAATTATTCAAAATGAAATTGAAATTAATTCATTAATCAAAGATACTCAAAGCACTATCGATTATTTATTGTATCATATTGAATTTGATAAATCAATTATGATAAATAAAAGAATTGGAGTAGAAGATGAAAAATTTAAAATTACTAATGAACAGAATCTCATTGAATTCAAATCAGTATTATTAAAAATCAAAGATAGATTTGAAAAAACATATTTATTAAAATTATAAAAATTCTTAGGTTTTAATAAAATTAAAATATACTTTTGTTGTAATTAATAATTAAAAATTTTATATATGGCAAAAATTGTAAAAGCATCACAAGAAATGGAAGACCTTTTTAATAAGGTTAAAGAAACAACAACTATTAAAGACTGGTTGAAATTTGAGGTTCTCTGTAATAATAAGCAGAAAGAACTTTATAAGATTGTAAAAGCAAATGAAATCGTTGAATTACTTACAGACGGACTTAACTTCGCAGTGGTAATTAACGAAGATATTTTTGATCAATTACCAGAAGATATGAAAGAAATGGCAATTGTTGAATGCCTTGCAGGGGTAGTTGTTGATGAAAATGACAAAATAACATTGGAGAAGCCAAATTTCAGCACTTACAGAGGCGTTCTTGAGAAGTTTGGACACGACCCTATCATTGTTCTTCACGAATCAATAAAGAGTCTCTACGATGTTCAAAAGCAGAAAGAAAACGAAGAAAAAGCACAGAAGAAAGAAAAGAAAGGCAAGTTCAAAAAGGCTTTTTAAATAAATTCAAACTTAATTTCTGATAAATCCCGGCACGCTACTGTCGGGATTTTTTATTTACAAGTATTTATTAGAAAATCTTTTATAATGGCTTCATATAATATTACCTTTCCGCTTAACGATGATGTAGCAACAAATAGTTATTTTTTAATGAGTAAAGTAACTAAAGACGCTTTCAGTTCTGACTTGTTATTGCTATTACTAACTCAGAAGGGCGAAAGATATTATGAACCTGATTATGGGACTAATTTATTAAATTACATTTTTGAACCCAATGATAATTTAAATGCTGGTGATATTGAACAAGAAATAAAAAGAACAGTATCCCTTTATATACCAGCACTTACAATCAATCAGGTGTTATTTAATTGGAATACAGACAATGAAAATCAGCCAATATCTGAGAATCAGTTAAATTTAAATATTAAATTTACTTTTAGTGAAGATGCATTTTCAGAACAAGGGTCTCTTGATATTAATTTTTAAAATATAAAATATGGAACTAAATACAAACGTGGTACAATACGGAAGTAGAACATTCGGGGAAATTCGCACAGACTTAATCTCCTTAATAAGACAAATGTATCCTGAAATACTTAGTGACTTCACTGATTCAAGTGTTGGTGCTATGATGATAGACCTTAATGCTGGCGTTGGTAATAACTTAGCTGTTAATACTGACAGAGCATTTCAGGAAACTCAATTAGATTATGCACAGCAAAGAGCATCAATTTTAAATCTGGCAAAAAATATGGGTTTCAATATTCCAGCAAGAAGACCTTCTGTTACCGTAGTTGATTTTACTGTAATAATTCCTGTTCTTGGCGATAGTCCAGATAGTTCTTATTATCCTATCTTGGCTGCAGGTGCACAGGTACTTGGTGGTGGTAAAATTTTTGAAACTACTGATAGTATTGATTGGCATTCTGCAGTAAGTAATTTGGGCGACCCTAACCGTTCAATAATACCAAATACGAATTCAAACGGCACAATTATTAATTATAGTGTCACTAAAAGTGAGGTTGTAGTTAATGGTTCAACAAATGTATTTAAAAGAACAATCAGTTCTTCAGATATTATACCATTTTTTGCATTAACATTACCTGACCCAGACATAACCGAAATTACGGGAGTATATTTGCTGCCGGGTACAAGTTATAGTACAACACCCACATTAGAAATATTAAATAGAGTTAATCAACAGTATTATGAGGTGGATTTTCTTGCACAACAAAGAGTATTTGAAGCCATTACACAAAGTCAAATACAAATGATAAAAAATGGTGGTCTTAGTGCAGGTCGTTGGAAAGACATAACGAAAAAATTTATTAAAGAATTCACAACAAATGGCTACTGTAAAATCATATTTGGTTCTGGTGATGCTGATGTAAATGCATTTAAAGAAGGCTTCTTAAAAGAAGGTGTTAGTAATCGTTATTTTCTTGAAAACTTTTTAAATAACACTGCTCTTGGTGAAAAACTATTACCAAATTCTACGTTGTTCGTTCAATATAGAACAGGTGGCGGAAGTAATTCGAATGTAGGTTCAGGTACACTAACACAACTTGGTGGTTATAATTTAACTGTACGGGGTTCACGTCAAGACTATAATCAAAACGTCCAAAGAAGTTTGGCAGCAAATAATCCAATTCCAGCTATTGGTGGAAACGATGGATTAAGTGTAGAACAAATAAGACAATTAATTAAATATAATTTCAGTAGTCAATTCAGGGATGTAACATTGAGCGATTACTTGTTGCAAATGTATAAGATGCCCGGGAAGTTTGGCTCACCTTTCCGTGCTAATGCTTTCAAGCAAAATAATAAAATTGTTATTTCAATTCTTGACATAGGCGGCATAGACGGTAAATTATCAAACACAAGCAATACGCTTTTAAAAGAAAATATTACAGAATATCTTACTCAGTTCAGAATGACTAATGATTATGTTGAAGTAAAGGACGGTAAAATATTCAACCTTGCTTTCGAAGTGGATGTATATGTTGATAATATTGCTGATAATCAGATTGCCAATAGTATTATTACTCTTGTGAGAAGCTATTTAGATATTAATAATTATGAAATGAATCAGGATATTTTTCTTGGTAGACTTCAAAGAGAAATACTTACAGCAAACGGAGTTATTAACGTAATAAGCATTAAGGTATTTAATAGATTTGGTGGTCAATATTCAAATAACGTTGTTTCACAAGCCATTAATACTACTACTGGTGAAATTACTATAATTAATAACACAATATATTCAACTGCGGACAGTATGTTTGAAATAAAGTACCCCGAAAAGGACATCAAAGTGTTATTAAGAAAAAGCACAACATAATGGAATTTATAAAAAAAACGGTATGTAGGACGACACCATTAATAACCATAACGGGAGTTACAACCGGTAATGCCGTTATAACAGGTTGTACTGGTACATGTAAAATCATAAGAACTGGTATTATGGGTACAAGTACAGGTAAAATTATTATAAGCGGTGCTACAAGTGCATGTAAAATTATTTTAACAAGTTATACTGGTATTACACCCACATATTACAGTAATATATTATTAAATCAAGAAACGAAAAATTTAGGTTTTTTTGATGCATATCCGCTTAGTGGAGTTACAGGTACAACAAATGATTATGATTTTAGCAACAACGGTTTTTTTGGTAATATACATACGGTAACTGGTGAATGCACAAGCAGATTGTTAGAACTTAGAAAATATGTTATATCAGGCACAACAGCAAAAAAATATTTTAGTGGCGGCACTGTTTCGAAAGATGGTGTTGACTTAACTCAATCTGTGGGTAATCAAATAGTTTATTACCTTGGCGGTATTAAATATGTTGATAAACTTACTGGTAGTACTTCGGGTTCAACCTTCAGTTTTGTAAGTCAAGGATATGCTAATCCGAATTTCATTAATAAACCAATTTATAAAGACCCAAATAAAGAAAATATTATTAGCAATCCAAGAATTAGTGATGACGTATTTATAGTAAGACAAGAATTGTCAGCATTTGACGGAAATTATAGATTAGAATATATAAGAAATTTAGTTGATCTTGAAACATACGCTGCTGGTAATTTCTTTAATATAATAAAAAACACATAACATGGCAACAGGAATTTATGGTATTACAAGACCCTCAGATGTTAGTATCGAAGATATTGACATGTATTACAATTATAGTCCCAACAGACAAACAAATAGCACAGATTATATTAAGTTAAATCCTGTTGAAATATTGTCATATGCTTATTTACCAGCTACTGACCCAAATGCAATACCAGTTGCTAATCCAAGTTTAGCTGAAAACACAAATGTGTTGGAAGGACTTTACAATTTAAGATTACCCGCATCAATATTTAATCAATTAGGCATTTACACGATTTATATAAAACCAAAACTCATATTATCAACAATCATAGATTGCGGTGTATTGTCATCATTGCCGACAATTAATGGTATTGTAATTGACCTAAGTACAACACAATTACCTGAAAACTTAAAAGCAAATAATGTATTACAAGGTTTTAAAATTGAATATCTTAATTCAGATGGAACTAAATTAAGAAATACTGTACGATATGTCGTTACTGCAAATAAAGTTGTTCCCGTTAGCGAAAACGTAGGTAATACTTCACAAAAAGCTGTTAGATATCGTTTTGACGACTCAGGTACACTAATGTTTTTGCAGCTTACTCCAAGTAGTTCTTCGGATGTTAAACCAAACGTATTGCCATTTATTGGTAATATAGGTGGTATTATTTTAATAACTAATACATATTTTTCACCACTTGTGTTGGAAGTTGAATTAGTTCAAAATACAATTGATACATTAACAAATTATGTTGCTGGGGAACAAATTAAGGACGTTCAAAACGGCATTTTAACATATTTTGACGAAAATAGAGTGATTATAAAACAAGTTAATTTAT